GTTGTTTCTGTTCCATAAAACACTAAGTGACGATCCGGTGTAGATACAACCATGTGTCTTGATGCTGTTGGTGCACCGGTTATAATTACAGCTCTAGTTTCGGTAGCGTTTGATAACGCCGAGTTCCATTCAAATACAGCACTATCATGTATTAAACAAATTGCTTTATCCCCAAAATTATCAATAGACCACATACCCGGTTCTAATACTAAGTCACCAGATGCTGCCTCACCCCACGCAACAAACTCGGATGAGTTTGTTACCGTAGCACCATCAGAGTGTGCTGATCTGGTAGAGTTTCTAACGGCTCTTGTAATACCGGTTAAATTATTTCCAGAAACTCCTGTATAAGAAATTTCTTCGTTACCTACTTGAATAAAGTTTGTACCTGAACTTGGAAATTGTGAAGCATCAGTTAAAGTGATAGATGTTCCTGATCCACCTGTCCCTGCGGTATCATCTAACAACGCTCCATTTAAAGTTGTAGTTATAGCAGATGTATCTTCTCCACCCCAAGATCCTAATCCATAACCAAAACCTTTTGCTTGCACCGCTGGTCCAACAGGATAATAATGTTGGACTCGTATACCGCCCGAAGTTGTTGCACCAGATCCTGATTCATTTGAGGGCATCGTGATTGTGATAGTCGTTGCATTTGGAACGGTTGTTACCATAAATTTTTTATCATCAAAATCTGACGCTGCGAAATTAGAATTTGTAATTGTAGAAAAATTATCTAGTAGTACAATGTCTTGTGGGCTTATACCATGAGACCCACTAAAAGTTATCGTAACAGTCGGTGATCCGTTGGTCGTGGTGAATGCACTTGTTAACGTTGTTGTAGATTTAATAGGATGTATGTCATAAAATACTCCACCAGAAAAAGCGTATAGTATTCTGTTAGTTCCTATAATTGAGTATTTTCTTGATAAGCTATTTATAAATTGGTGAAGTCCTCTACCCGCACCTGTTAATTCATTAGATCCTGTGCCACCTAATTGATTCCAACCACCTATTTTTTCAGGTGTGCCATATCTAAATCTAACATTATCACAATCCACCCATTGACCCTCTGCTGTAGTCTCGGATATTTGTTTATTTATACCTGGCTGAAATCCTATTTTTTGTAGCATAGCGGCACTATATTATAGATTTTTCTTAAAATCTATGGGTTATTTTTCTATCTTTTTTATCTCTTTTTTCTCTAATTGTATATGCTCACCTTCTTCAGACCTTACCGAAAGATGTTCTTCTGGTAAATACTCGTTTATCTCTGTGGCTATGTGAACTAGATGATTACCTATTTGTTTCAAAGTAAGAGCAGTTATTTCAAAATATCCTTTTTCATTTAATATTTCAATTTCCTCATTGGTAAATATAATCCTACCTGACCCATCTCTTTTATTCTGTAAAATTTTCATTTATAACATCTCCTTTATGGTTTGCATATTTCCCGTTAGCATCAACATAATGTAAAAAAACTTGCATATGGTAGTCTCCTTCATAAGGTTCTCTCCAATGTTCTATATCACAACCTCTATATATAACACCATCTCCTGGTGTTAAATTAACTTTTTTTCCATCCATATAAATTGGCCACTCATGTTCTCCATCTGACCCAATAAAAACTGTAACACTTATTTCACAAGAGGGTCTATCTTTATGTTTTTTTAAATCAGCACCGTAAGTGTAACACCTCCAAAACGTATACGTTTCATGTAACTTTAAATTAATATTTTTTTCTAATATTTTCTTTTTACTTTTTAAAAATACTTGCATTAAAGAATCTTTATAAAATTTAGTATCGCCACAATTATTTTGCACTTCATCAAAATTATCTGTATTTTTTATGTGTCTTTCTTTACAATATTCATGCGCAAGTTTTATCTCAGTCGCATTTAAAAGTTTAGGTATTATTTTATATTTCCAATTTAAGTTAGCCATGATACAACCGTATAACGTGTTCCTTTCGTAACCGGTGACACAGAATGTGGATATACAAAATTAGATGGCCACATGATGCATCTACCAGGTGATGGTTTTATTGTTTGGTATATTTCTTTAGTAATTGGGTCATGAAAATTTAATTCACCTCCCTCGTAATCATTATTCAAAAATATAATTACACTTATAGTTCTAGGAAATTTAGCATGATGATCACTATGTATTGTGTAAAAACCCCCTGTGTTATATTTTAAAAGTTCTATTGTTGAAACTTTTAATGCATAAGTTTTATGGTTTGAGTCATATTTATTAAAAGCTTTAACTATAATGTGACGTAAATATTGTGCCCAATGCACTGAACTTAAACTATCTGTATTAAAAGCGTGAGATTGTGTATTTCGTATATTTTTATCTACTGCCCCTTTGTTTTGACCTATCACTGATGCATCATTAAATTTAATTTTATCCGATGCGTATTTTACTAAACTGGCAACTTTTTCAAAATGAAATACATCATCATATACTTTAATAAATTTATCTATTTCCATGATTTTTTATTCCAAAAATAAGTTTTATAATTATGTATAATTTTACCTACAATAGATAAAGTATTTGCTGATAAATTACCACGCTCTTCTTTTATTTGCATTTTCCAATTTTGTCTTTTAAAAGGTATTACTTGAGCATACGGAGTGCCTTGCTTAATAACCGTATCTAAAATAGGATATTTATCACCATTTATAATAATTGGAAAATTTATGTAAGTAGGAAAAGTGTCTGTGTCAACTATTCCGGATATAATTTCAAAACGATCATCTCTATTATTAAGTGGGGGAGTAAATAAACAAGAATATCCTGGTGCTGTTTTAATTCTAAATGGGTTGGTTATTTTATAAAAAGGTAAATTACTATTTTTTTCAACAAAAGGACAACCACCTTTTTTCCCACCTACTTGATCTATAGGATGAAAAGAACGTTGAAAATTTGTATTTACGTTTAATTTTAAATCCTTAACTTCCTCTATTTGCATACTAAACGCAGCATGAGATGAACTATCTTTTTTCTCGCCATTAGTATAGTTATGATGAATATAAAGATCTTGCGGCATTCTTAAAATATACCCAGCAGAAAAACAATCTAAAACTGGCATGCAACCTTTTATAGTTTTATTTAATGCAGTGTGTTTTAATTTTTTATACCACTCAGGTATCTTTTGAATAGCTGGTATTGGAAAACTATGTTTAAGAATAAGCTTGGTATCTTTGGGATATAAAAATTCTATAATATTATCTTTCATAATTTCAATTATGAAATATATAAGATTATATTAAAAAGTAAAGTGTTATATACACTGAGGATTTACGTATTTATCAGCCTCTCTAAGTTTAGCATAAATATCTGATGTTGGATAAGTTATACTAGATAAATCGTAATTAGTAACAAAGTTAAGCGCTTCTGTAACTTTACCAGCTTGTGAATGATTAGATCTTCTATTTACCATATTCATTAAAACTTCTTTGTACTCTTCCATTCTTGCCACAAAAGCTTCTTCATTTTGAATTTTAAATTCATCTGAAGTGCAATCTGTCCCATCTCCATGTGTAGTAGGCATTAAAGGTAAACTTTTAAAAGAAGGGACTTCATCGTTCATTTCTAATTCTACTTTTTCTCTTAAAAGATCATCATATTGTTCGTCTGTTATTTCAATAGTAGAAACAGTGTGAGCAACTCCTCCGTGATTTATTTCTACATCCCCCTCTGTTTTTGCAGCTCTAATGAAACTACCCATATCTTTAACTTTATTACTTTGAAAAATTAAATAAGCCATAATTAACCTAAGTCCTCATAAACAACTAATCCACCACTTTTTCCACTTTGTGCACTTCTAGTATTAGAACCAGGATGAGGTCCGTTTCCACCTATGCCTCCAGTTCCACCAAGTTGCATTCTTAAATCACCTAAATTTGAGAATGGACTAGTAGCATTAGTGATATATATTGCTGGAGCGTTAGTGTTAATCCCCGAAGATGGTATACCTGCTGCCGCTGAAGCCTCATGAAACGCATGGGCCGTTGCTTCTGTTGCTGGATTACCATCGATTATGGCATAAGTTTCATTTTGAAGTGTTCCACTATCTCCTACTGCTGAAGGACCTGGTTGAGGATTAGAAGCTCCACCACCTCCTCCGCCACCATTTGCAACTAAATTTGTATTAAAACTAGAAGCTGCACCAGCTGATCCATTTTGAAAACTAGAACTATGTCCTGGACTACTTCCACCTGACCCACCTGCGCCTATCGTGTAAGGTGCTGAGTAAGGTTGAGTGATAGGAACGTTAAAAAAACCAAAACCACCATAACCGCCATAACTTCCAACTTGACCGCCGAGACCTCCACCTCCGCCTCCTCCGGCACCACGTAAATAAACGTGAATTTTACTTGACCCTGGTTGAGCGGTAAAAGTTCTAGTTCCATCTATTGCATCAGAATGGGTTCTTACCATGTTAGCTGCACCCGCACCAGATGACGCTGCTACAACTCTTCCAGAAGAGTCAATAGTTATATTTGATGCTGTGAAACTTCCTACTGCTGGTTTAATTATTCTAGGCATTAATTATCTTTCCTCCTTAAAATTAATCAACCATCTCTACATATGAAACATGAAAAGCTAAATCGTTTGCAGCGCCAGCTGTAACAGCTATAATGTCTGTTTCATCTAAATAGATAGGTCTGCTAATTAAATCTAATGTTGAATCTGCAGGCACGGATATCGTG